CCGGACAGCGTAATAGTGTTCCCGTCTACCGGCCGTCGCCCATAGCCTCGGCCTTGAGGGCCGCGTAGGCGATGCAGTCTTCAGCGCTGTCCTGATGGTAGGCGGCGCGGGTGAAGAGGCGCACGTCCTTGAGCACTTGAAGTAGCAGCCAGCCCTCGCTCTCGGTGATCGTGTGCCCCGTGATGGCGTTGAAGGCGGTCACGGCCTTGCCCATTGAGCGCTCGCCATCCAACTCGTCGTAGGTCTTGCTGCGCTCGTGCATGAGTGCCGCCGCGCGGCCCAGCAGCTCGGATGCCTGCACGGGCGGAACGTCAAACTCTAGCGACACGGCGTCTTCCAGCACGTGCTCTGTCATGGCTTCCTCGCTTTCATCGCGTCCAGCAGGATCTGCTGCACGGTCTTCTTTGATTGTAGTCGCTCGAATACCATGTCGTCCACGGTGTTCCTCGCCATGATGTAGTGGACGAACACCGGCCGATCGTAGCCCGCCTGCTTCTGGCGCATGGGGCCCACGCGCTCGATGATCTGCATGTGCGTCTCGAGGGACCAGTTGAGCCCGAAGAAGGCGAGGATGTTACCCCCGTCCGCGAGGTTTAGGCCATGTCCTGCCGACGCAGGGTGAGCCAGCAGTATCGGGATTTCCCCGGCGTTCCACTCGCGGATCGTATCCGGGTCAGCGTCCAGCACTCGGGCGGTGGGGAACTTACGCCGTAGCCGGACAAGGTCGTGCTTGAAGTTGTAGGCGACGAGGACCGGCGCTCCGTTGGCCTCCTCGATGACGCTCTCAAGCGCCTCCAGCTTGGCGTCGTGTACGACCTCCCAATGCCCCACGTCGTCCGTGTAAATGGCACCGTTGGCAATTTGCAGGCACTTGCCAGTGCGCACCGCCGCGTTGGCCGCCTCGACGCCCTCCAGCCCGATCTGGGCAAACATCTCCTCCTCCATGTCGTGGTATTGCCTGCGCGCGGCTGGCGGCAGATCGACGTAGATCGGGTTGCGGATCGGCTCGTCCACCGGCAGCCCGGTGACGGTCAGGCAGATGTCTTGCAGCAGAGCCTGCATCTCGCCCTGAGCGTGCGGCTGGGGTTGCAAGCTGAAGCCGTCGTAGCCCTTGCGGAACCAGCGCTGCTCGAAGGCGCTGAAGGTGCGCCCAAGCCGCTCACCCTTATCGAGGAACCACGTCTGGCCCCACAGATCAGGTAGGCCGTTCGCGCCGGGTGTGCCAGTCAGGCCGATAAAACGCTTTACCTTGGTGTGCGCCACCTTGCCCAGCGCGCCGGCGCGCTTGCTGCCTTGGCGCAGTCTGAAGCTCTTGAGGCGCGTAATCTCGTCCGCCACGACGGTGACGAAGGGCCAGTCGTCGCCCAGCGTCTCGCAGAGCCAGCTCAAATTGTCGTAGGCCATGGTGTAGATGTCGGCGGGGGTGTTGAGCGCCGCTTGACGCTGCTTAGGTGTGCCGTTGATGACGCTGATCCGCAGGTGCTTGAGGTGCGCCCACTTGGCCACCTCGTCGGGCCACGTGGTTATGGCCACGCGCTTGGGTGCCAGCACCAGCACGGGGTACACGCCGTCAACCAGATCGAGGGCGTCCAGTGCAGTTAGGGACGACACGGTCTTGCCGCCGCCCATCGGCATCCACAGCGCGGTGCGAGGGTGACGGTAGAGCCACTCCATCGCCTCGTGCTGGTAGCCGTGCGGCTTAAAGGTTAGGGGCATTCAGTCCCCGCTAACTTGACGTAATCCTGCACGCGCTCCAGTGCGTCGGCCCAATCTTCGGCGTAGTGGTCGCCGAAGAACGGGTCGCGCTCCTCGTCGTCGCAGATGTCGCGCTGACCCCAGACGATGATCGAGGTGTAGTAGTCGCTGCCGTCGTAGAGACGCTCTACCTCGATCTTGATGCCGTGCTTGGCGGCCAGCGTCCGTGCCTTGCGGCGGACGGTCGCCTCGACGTCTTTGACCTTGGCGGGCAGCACGTCGGCCAGTGCCACCTTGCGCGCATGGTCGATGCGGTAAACGGCGGTGACCCGTGCGCGGCGCTTGACCTTGGCGTCGCGGATGGAGACGATGTCCTTGGTCAGGCCGCAGCAATAGCGGCGACCCTGCACCACCTGCCAGTGGTTACCGGCGGCGACGAGGTAAAGCGTCTTGCCGTCGCGCTCGTCGCTCTTGAGCCACGCGGCCAGTGTCGGGTTGGTCTTCGGCTTGAGCGGGTTGAGTTTCGCAGCCGAGGCTACATTGTAGCCCAGCAGGTTGAGCGACTTGATGATCTCCCAGTCGTGCGTGCCTTGCACGCTGCGCTTCTTGTTGGCAAAGCGGATGACGGCGGAGGCCTCGGCGGTGTCGATGCCGGCGATAATGGAGAGGGCGGCCGGCCCGCAGAAGCGGTTGTGCCCCTTGGCGGCGCGCTTCACTGGCTTGAGGGTGGCGGTAGGCATGTGAGTGATCCTTTCGTTGCTGATGCCCCCTTTTAAAGCACCCGCTTGATTATGTCAACCCCTTATTTTTGCAACGATTTCGTCCAGCTCCGCCTCAGAGTGCGCCACGAAGACGGGAATGCCGTCTGCGCGCATGCGCTCGATCTCGCGGGCCTGTAGCTTGCGCAGCCGATCGCCCTCCGCCTTGATCTCGATGAAGGCGTAGCGCGGCCCCGGCCACCACACAAAGCAGTCGGGGCAGCCGCTGCGGCCCTCCCAGCGCACCTTCCGGTACTGGCCGCCACTCTTCTGCACGGCATGCTTGAGGTGGTCCTGTAGGCGTCCTGCGGGCGTCATCAGTCGAGCTTCGCATATCGGTACATCTCGTGGCCGGCGGCGGCCAGAGGCAGACCCGTGGACCAGCTCTCGCCGCGCGACATGATGGCGGAGAGGCCCGCCACCGTGTACGCGGCCTCGTCCGGCGTCTCGCAGATCAGCTCGTCGTGGACGCGCACGCAGACGGGGTAGCCCTGCTCCTCGGCGCGCAGCATGCCTCCCATGAAGATGTCTCGGGCGATGGCCTGCACGATGTTCTCCACGAGTTTCCCGCTGTATGTGCGAAGCGACATCCACTGCCGGGTGAACTGGCTAACGCCGTCATACCGTATCTGGCCGTCCTCTAGGGCCGCATTGGGGTAGCTCAGGTAGCGGCCGGAGGGCAGCTTGATGCGCAGCCAGTCGCCCTGCATGTCGAAGCGAAGCCCGCGAACCTCGCTGGCAGTGGTGGGCTCGCGCAGCACGGCCTTGGCCGCGCGCTCCACGTCATACCAGAGGGCCACCGTATGCGGGTGCTGGGCGCGCCACGCCTGCACGAGCTCGCTGATGTCCTCGTCGCTCATAGAGTCAAAAGTAGCGCCACCCATCTTGCGGTATGCTCCGACGCCCCCACCGTATCCGCCCGCCAATTCGGGCACCTTGCCTTGCGCTTGGCGCTCGGCCTTGGTGATGTCGCCCGGATCCTTGGAGAGGATGCGGCCGGCAGTGATCTTGTACAGATCGTGCCCCACACCCCGATCGTAGGCGTAGAAGGCTTCGACCTTCCACTGCTCGTCCGCCAGCCACGCGAGCACGCGCCCCTCGATATTCGACAGGTCGGCCACGACCAGCTTGTTGCCCTCCTCGGCGACCAGACAGCCACGCACCGCCGACGAGCACAGCTCGCTGACGTTGTCGAAGAGCAGGTCTTCGCAGTCGAGCTTCATTGCCTCGATGCCCAACTCAATCTGTGCGAGTGGCATGGCCGGGCGCGGGAGGTTCTGCGGCTGGAAGATGCGACCGGCGTCGCGGCCCGTGCGCGATGCCCCGCAGAACTGGATGGTGCCGCGCAGCCGCCCGTCGGACGAGGCGGACTGCAAAATCACCTTGTACTTGGCGGGCGACGTGGCCGAGGCTTGCTGGCGTATCTCCAGCAGCTCGCGCACCTTGGGGTCAAGGGCTCCCTTCAGCAGGGCCGACACGGTGCTCTTCGTCAGGTCTTTGGGGACGAAGTCGTGATGCACGGCAAGGTAGTCCATCAGCTTCAGGCGCTGCGTCAGGCTGGCGACTACTCCTCCGGTTCGCTCAGCGGTAAGAGCTGCCAGAGATCCTGTAGCTCTC